TCCTACACCATCGACGGTCTCACCGTGACCCGCCAGGAGATCGAGTCTGTGATCCGGCCGAATATCCGGCGCCTGCAGCGCACCATTCTGCAGCTCGGCGCCGCCGCGCGCGGCGCCACCGCGCCGGCCATCCGGGTCGCGAACCTGCAGGGGCCGGCGACGTGAAGCTGTGGCAGCACATCAAGCGCGCGTTTCAGGCGGCCAAGACCACCGAGCACTATGTGCCACCGCGCCAGGCGAACTTCTCACCCGACGGCGCGGTACAGGACGCCGACACGAATCTGCGCGCCTGGGGGCGACACTTCGAAGAAAACAGCGACACCGCGGTCGCGATCCTCGACGAGCTGGTGCGCGGCACCGTCGGCGACGGCGTGCAGGTCGAGCCGATGGTGGTCGACCCGGCGAGTGGCGCGCCGCTCGAAGCGGTCAACGCGGCGCTCTCGGATCTGCTGGAACAGTGGACCACCGCGCCCGACGTGACCCGCCAAATCACCTGGGACGAATGCCAGCGCCTGAGCGCGCGCGCCTGGTTTCGCGACGGCGAGCATTTCATCCACCACGTGCAGGGGAACGATCGCGGTTACCCGTTCGGACCCGACGATCTGGCCTACGCGATCGAGCTGGTCGAGGCCGATCGCGTGCCGCTCGATTTGACCAGCGACCGGACCCGGCCGCATGTATTCCAGGGCGTCGAGATCGATCAGTGGCATCGCCCACGCGGCTACCGGGTTCTGATCGGCAACCCCGGCGGCAACAGTCTGCGATTCTCGCCGGTGGCGACGGCCGGATTTATCACCCGTACCAAGCGCGTCCCGGCCGAGCAAATGACGCACCTGGCGGTGCGCCGGCGTTACCCGCAGGTCCGCGGCGTCTCGATCTTCGCGCCGATCACGCGGCGCCTGCATGACATCCACGATTACGACGAATCGGAGCGGATCGCTGCGCGCGCCGCGGCGCGGATCGCCATGTGGGTCGAGCGCGATCCGGAAGTGGTGCAGCCGGCGCAGGCGCAGGACAGCGAGCGCAGCATCGTGCTACCGCAGGGCGGGGTGCTCGACGAGCTGCTGCCCGGCGAGAAAATCAGCACCTTCGCAGCCGATCGGCCGAACGCGGGATTGAACGATTTCCGATCCGGGCAGCTGCGCCAGCTCGCGGCCGGCTCCGGCACCCGCTACTCGGCGATCGCGCGCGACTACAACGGCACCTATTCGAGCCAGCGTCAGGAGCTGGTCGAGGCGGCGCAAATGTACCGCCCGCTGACCAAACTTTTCATTGCTCGTTTCGTGGTGCCGCAATACGCGCGGCTGATCGAAACGGCGATCCTGCAGGGCCGGCTGCTGAACGTAGCGCTGCCTATGCGCCAGCTCCTGCGCGCCGAATTCCATGGCCCCGCGATCCCCTGGATCGATCCGAAAAAAGAGATCGAGGCCGACGTGATTGCCATCGATCGCGGGCTCGCAACCCGCGAGCAAATTATCCGCAGGCGCGGCGGCGATCCGCGCAAAGTACCCGAGAGGACAACCGATGAACGCGAAGCAACGCCGCAAGAATCAGCGCCAGCCGACGACCGTCAGCGCTCCCTGTTCTGAGCCGCGCACGTTCGCCGGGCGCATCGAAGTCCGGGCCGATGGCACCGCGAACGGCGAGATCCGCGCCGCGCTCTCGACGGAGACGCCCGTCAAGCGCGCGTTTGGCATGGAGATCCTGAGCCACGCCGACGGCGACATCGACATGAGCCGCGCCCTTGACGGGCTGCCGCTGATAGTCCAGCACGACAACGCCGGCTCGCTGCCGGTCGGGCGCGTCGTCGGGATCTCTCTGGACGCCGATCGCGTGCTACGCGGCACGCTCAAGTTCAGCCAGCGCGCCGCCGCGCAAGCGATCCGTCAGGACGTGCTCGACGGCATCGTGTCGGACGTTTCGGCGGGCTACGTCATCGATCCTAAAGCCGTTACCAAACAGGGCGACACCTATCGGTTCCGAAACTGGAAACCGCTCGAAGTCTCGCTGGTGTCTATTCCGGCAGATGAAAATGCCGGCATCAACAGAGGGGATCCCACTGTGGAAACCGAAACTACCGAAACCCCGGCAGAGGAAACCCCGACGCCGGCACCAACCGACGAGCTTGCTATCCGGCAAGCGTTCGAGCGCTTTATCGCTCGCCCGCAAGTCGCCGACCTCCAGGCGCGCATGATCACCGCGGGCGCAAGCTGCGCGACAGCACAGCGCGCGCTGCTCGACTTGCTGGGCGCCGCCGGCGATCCCGCCGATGGCACCGCGACTGGCACCGCGACGCCAGGCGAGGACGCCGTCGAGAAGTTCCACCGCGCGGCCGAGAACGCGATTATCGTCCGCTCGGGCAACGGCACCGAGGAAGATCTTAGCGAGGCAACGGAAAACCCGTTCGTGTCCTGCTCGATCGTCGAGCTTGCGCGCCAGTGGGCACACCTTAACCACATCGACCTGGCCGGCCTGAACGCTGGCCAGGTTATCGGTCGCGCCATCGACCCGGGAACGGCGAACCTCACCACGACGGATTTTCCTGCGATCCTCGAAAACGTTATGAATAAGTCGCTGTTCCGGGGATTCGACGCCGCCAATATCAGTTACGATCAATGGTGCTCGGTTGGCGGGATCGCAGACTTCAAATCCTACACCCGGCCCGGCCTGTCGCACTTCACGAGTCTCGCGCTAGTGCTTGAAAACGCAGGCATCACCGACGGGATCCGCAACGACAAGAAAGAGGGCGGGAGGATCCAGACTTACGCGCGTAAATTCAGCGTTACCCGCGAGGCGATGGTAAACGACGATCTTTCGGCGTTCAGCGACAACGCGCGCGCGATGGGCGAGGCGGCCAATCGCACCGTAGACGAAAACGTCTACTCGGTCCTGGAGCTGAACGATCCGATGGGCGAGGACGCGGTGGCCCTCTTTAGCGTCGCAACCCACGCGAATCTTGTCACGCCCGGCGGCGTGCCGGATGAGGCCGCCGTCATCGCGGCGCAGGTCGCAATGTCTGCGCAGGTCGACTCAAACAGTGTCGCGCTCGGGATCAACCCCGCTTTCTCGCTGCAACCCGTTGAGCTTCGCGCCACTATGCAGAAGCTCGCCGGCGCCGAGTACAGCCCCGATGGAAGCGCCAACCCGTTCGAGCCGAACGCAGTGCGCGGATCGTTTGTCCCGGTCACGTCGCACCTGATCACCGACAAAAACAGTTGGTACATGATGGGGCCGCGCGGCACGACGTTTGAGGTTAATTTCCTGAACGGGCAGCGGGCACCGTCGCTCGAACGCGATAGTGGCTGGTCTACCTTCGCGCTGCATTGGCGCGTATGGATCGACTTCCACGTGCTGCCGATCGACTGGCGGGCAGCGTACAAGGACGAGGGCGGCGTCTAAGCCGGCAGAACTTGAGTCTGTTTCTCGCCGCGCTGGCGCACGATCTGCCCGGGCTGCTCCACGAGTTCGGGCGCACCGTCACCTATACGCCGGCGGGCGGTACCGCGCGCGAGCTGCTGGTGATCGTCGGCGAGAAAACCGTGCCGGCGGACGTCGGCGAGATCGCGTCTGACGGGCTGGAGATCTGGATCCGCGCGCTCGCCGCCGGCGTCCCGGAGCTTGCGCAAGGGGACGCCGTCACCATCGGCACCGCGGAGTACACCGTCGACGGGATCGAATACGATCGCGGCGGCACCGTGCTCTGTACCCTGGTGCAAAGTGCATAGGCGCCAGGCGATCCGCGAAACCGCGGCCGGCCTGCTCGCCGGGCTCTCAGCCGGCGTCGAGCAAGAGCGCCTGGCGCGCGTGTCGGCGGCCGATCGCCCGCTGGTGGTGGTGCGCGCTATCGAGGACAACGCGGTGCTCGCAGACGGCACCATGGGCGACCCGGACGATCAGCGCGAGCTGGCGTTGACGTTCGAAGTCTATACCGACGGCGTCACCGGCATGGCGGCGGTCGACGCCGTCAACGATCTGGACGCCGCGATCGGCCTGGCGCTCGGCGTCGGATTCCAGGCCGGATCGCCGCTGGACGGGCTGCTGCTCGATCTACGGTGGGCGAGCACCTTGATCGAGATGGCGCCAGAGCAAGAGCGCTATCTTGCGCAAGCGATCATCGTCTACACCGCGACCTATCAACTGTATTTCGGCGCACCAACTTAGGAGCACGACAACATGGGAATACTCGCCAGAAAAGCCTGTTTGGGCGTCATCGAACTGGGGCCGACACCGGCCGCGGTCGCCGAGCTTCGAAGCTGGAACTACGATCAACAAGCGGCCACCATCGACGTTTCGACCATGGGCAACTGCGACACGACAGAGCTTGCGGGGCGCGTCACGCGCACCGTGGAGGCGACGCTGTATCTGGCCGATCCGGCTGACGTGGTGCAGGACCTGCTCGTCATCGGCGACACGCTGGCGATCATCGCCTACCCGTTCGGGAAAACGAGCGGCAAGCTATCGCTCACCGGCAACATCGAGATCACCGGGCGGACCGAAAGCGGCGACGTCGATGGCGCGGTGGAAATGGTGTTCAGCGCTACGACGCCGCTCGAACTGATCCGCGGCACCGTCGCCTAATCGTCACGCGCGGGCCATGGCTGCGCTAAAAAAAGTAGAATTCACGATCGGCGTGCGCGATCGCACGCGGCGCGTGTTCCGTCGCGTCACGCGCGGCCTGCGCGAGCTGGCGAGTTCGGCGGCCGCGCTCGGCGTGCGCATCGCCACCGTGGCAACAGCCGGCTTTGGGCTGCTGTCGCGCAGCGCGTTGACCACCGCCAAAAATCTAAAGGACGTCGCCGGGCAGCTCAACCTGTCGACCGACTTCCTGCAGGCGTTCCAGAATGCGGTCCGCGAGGGCGGCGCCAGCGTCGAGTCATCGTCCACGTTCCTGCAGCGCTTCACCACCAATCTCGGCAAAGCGCGCGAGGGGCAGATCTCATTCGTGCAGGCGTTCCAGCGCGCCGGGATCCGCGGCGAGGATCTGCTCAAGGATCCGCTGGTGGTGCTCGACCAGCTGCTGGCGAATATCAAGGATCTGGACCAGGCCGGACGGCAAGCCGTGGTCTCACCGATCGGTGACGTCGAGGGCGTAAAGGCGATCAACGCGCTGCTCGGGCAAAGTCTCGATACGGTCGAGAAGATCAGCGACTTCGGCGGGCGCTTCGGGATCATCCCGGGAACCACCCTCGATCGGCTCGACGACGCGTCGACAAAATTTGCGCTCGCGTTCCAGAATATCAAACCGGTGTTGTTCGAAAAAGTC